AGGGCAAGGTATACGAAATAGATCTTGCTGATTTTCAATGTGTAGAATATGCAGAGGTATCAATAGGATCGGGGTCTTCATATGCATATGGCTCTCTCTATTCCACTATAGGTAAACATCCATTGGATAGAATCAATGAGGCACTCAATGCAGCTATCATATATTCCCCCACATGTCAAGGGCCAATTGATTTTCTACAAAAATAATTTGTTTTGATATATGTATGCGGCAAAATATGGCAAAAATCTCCGCAAATAAGGAGATATGGGGGCATTACGAACGCAAAAAAGGGTTGGGCCAATATCCCAATTTCACCTATTCATCAATACTGTCACACATTATTTACTTACTGACACATATTAAAGAAACTTTTCTCCAGGTCTTTCCTTCCAGAGTGTACTTCTTTCTTCTGGAAGTATGTCTTCTTTCTTATAATAGTATAGAGCGATAGATCGTCTATATACCCCGTCTGGTGGGCTTATTGGATCTGGCAATCCATGAAACGATATATCTGAACAGGTAAAGATAGCTACTTGTCCCAACACAGGAGGTATTGTTACTACTGCTTTAGTCATATCTTTATTCCATAGTTCTAAATACCCGCCCCATTCCTTTTGCCATCCTTCATTAAGATAGATGAGCATGTTAAGCTTTCGTACCATTCCATCCATAAGATTAAAGTCAGCATGAACTTTCAATCTACCGTTTTTTTCTGTCTGATGTAGTCCACCACCATAGAGCTTGGGATCAGCAACCAGGCCATCAATACCTGTCAATGTCTCAAGAGCCTTCAGAAATTCTGGACTGTTGCAATCACGAATAAACTGCTGCGTGACTGGTCCCATTTTGTTGATATCGGACTCAGTGAACTTACCGCCTTCTACCTCTCCCTTGTATGACTGACTCATTGATTGAGAATCAATAAACTCATCAGCAATAGTTTTCAGCATTGACTGTTCAAATAGTCCAGACAAACTGATGTTGGGAAATGGTGCAGCGTTCTGATAATCATCTGCGTAGTGTTGAAACGTAGTGTTGACTTTATCTATATCTATGATGTTCATTGAGATATTGTACCATTGTATACTAAAATTCGCCATCCGACCGACGACCGAGTTTTAGCGTTAATTCACCATCAGGAACCATAGCAACTGCATAATTTATAGATGGATTACTCCATGACAATTCAAAATCAAATTTATGTATCAACATAAGAAGAAACATTGTAACAGCAATATTGGCAAAGTGCTCACCTATGCATTTTTTTGAACCATACCCAAATGGAAAATAGGCTCCCTTAGGCAATGATTTTTCAAAGTCTTCTGTCCAACGGTATGGATTCCAACTTTCTGGATCTTCATAGTAGTCTTCAATTCTATGAGTAATATATTGCGATGCAAAAATATTTGTACCCTTTTTTATTTCAAGATCAGAAATTTTTACATCTTGGTTTGCTATTCTATTTGTAAAATATGCTGGTGGGTTAAGTCTTAATGTTTCTTTGATTACTTTATTTAAAGTAGAACAATTAAAAATTTCATTAAGGTTCGGAATCCTGTTATGTACAACCCAATCTGGCATCTCATTTCTAATTTTTTCTACAACCTCTTTATTTTGAGATAAATGAATAAGCGTCCACATATTTAATGCACTAGTTGTTTCAAATCCAGCTCCAAGCACGGTCAATGACTCATCTAATATTTGACTGTTACTCATTCCAGATTTTTTCATCACATTAAGAAATTTTTGATCTTTATCATTATTTATAAATTCATTTATAAATTCCGACATTTTTTTAAATTTTTCCCTATGCTCTCTTATTGCATCTTTTTCAAAATTTAAAATAGAAGTATTTGCTGTTATATCACACGCTTCATGGTAAATTTTAATATATTCTTCAGGAAGTTTGATACCAAAAAAACAAGAAGAAATAATATTAAACATTAATTTATCAGATTTTTCTAATAAATTAAAGTTGTCTCTTTTTTCTGATAACATATCATCACAAATATAATAAACATCATTAATCATGCGGCCAAGTGAGTCTTTGCTAAAAGCTTGTTGAATAATTCTTTTATTATGTAGATGTTCTGGGTCTTCGGCAATTATTAAACCATTTCCAAAAAATGTCTTCATTTTTGAAAAAACTATTCCCCTTGCAAAATACTTTTGATATGAACAAAAAATTTCATAAACTAGTTCTGGATCAAACACTGCAACTGTATGATTATTTTTAAAACTATAATTTATATATTTTTTGTTTCCATTTTTATATGCCTCAAAAAACTGATCTATAATTATTTGACCACGAGATTTCACTATTATTCCTTGTCTCTATAAAAAGCAAATAACGTTCTTCCAAAATCATCACTAAATTTGCCTACAGAATCTGAATCAACCATAAGAGTTTCACATCTATTAAATGATGTATTATCAATAATAAAATTTTTAATCTTGTCTATATTCCATCCAGGCAGTTTACCATTATAGAATCTTTCATGTTCTTGTGCCATTTCAAAAAACATTATCTCTTTAGTTTTTTCATCAACAATCTTTAACACTTTGATTGCAGATTCTAAACCTTCAGAAATAATTATATGATGAAACAAGCTCATAAAAGATACAATGTCAAATTGTTCAAAATCTTTTAATCTTTTTGTATAATCGACATTAAGAATATTTTTTGCAATTTCTGGATAAAAAATATCTGACTCTTTCTTTAGATTGCTATCATAATCTATTCCTATAACTTTTTCACAATATTTGTTAAATTGATTTAAAAAGTAACCTATGTTGCATCCAATATCAAGAAAAGTTTTTTCAGACAATGATTCATTAAAATAAGATTGACAAAATTCCAACATGTAATCAAACCTATCTTTACATGCTCTGACGATTGTAAGATTGTCATTGATACTATCAATTGAGGTTGGTTGATACGAAATTTTTTGTCTCATTATAATTCAGCTCCTATTAATTCATTACATTGATTAATAATGATTGATATTCTCTTATCAATATCATTAAATCTTTCTTGTGGCTCTATGTCATTACGTTTAATTCTTAAACTTATTAGTTGTGCCATAACAAGAGCAGAAAGCATTCCTAAAATTTCAAAAAATTTCCATTCCTTAGCGTCATAATTTTTTGAATTTAAATATTTATATACTAGTTTATCTTTTAATTTATTATCAAAATCAAAAGTATAGCCAAATGCTCCGTTTGCCCAATCGTTTGTTGGTAAGTAGGCCATAGCTATTGCAAAATCCAATCTTGGATCTCCAACCCTGGATAGTTCCCAATCGTAAACACAATTTACTCCATTTTCATCAAATGAAAGATTGTCTATTCTCCAATCATTGTGTACGATTGAATCAATTTGTTTTTCTGGAAGGTTATTCAATAACCAGTTCGTTATTCTATCAATATTTTGTGATTCAGTTTTTCTAAAATTAAAATCAATTATTACTTGATTTAAAAAATTTTGTAAGTATTTATTTACTATTTTCTTTTGTAAGAAGTTATCTAGTTCTATTTCATGTAATGATGTTAGAAGATTATATGATTTCAATACTGAATCACTATCAAACCTTTTTTCTCCTTTTATGTATTCCATTATAAAAAATGGTCCACTTAATATGTTTACATCATGTGCATATACTAAAGCTTTTGCTACTGGAATAGTTGGACAATTATAATATAAATGATTCTGTATATCGTATTGCCACCTTAATTTTTTCATTCCCTTTATATGATTAACTGTTGATGTTTTTAATATCATTTTTTTATCATCAAAGTCTAATTCATATATATCAGAGGCAACCCCATTAGAAATTAAATTTATAGACAATGGTTCATTGAAGTCTAGTCTGTCTTGTAAAAAAGTTTTTAAGTTAGTTTCGTTTATCATTTGCCAAAAGTATACCACGAAATGGCAGTTTGGTATAATTCAAAAATGAATTCAACCGAGTACGAAAAAAATACAAAGATTATTCATAGTGTAAATAATATTAACGATGTTCTTGCATTTGTTTATGTACCTAAAACTGGTGGAACATATTTATCAATTAATACACTTCCCATTAAATATTATAAAAATATCAAAAGCACAAATTGGCCTTCTGATTTTCATATACCTGTATCTAAAATTGAATCTATAACAAATGGTGACGATCCACTATTTACTATTTTAAGAGATCCGTATGATAGAACATGTTCAGAATATTATTTTACTAAAGAAAGAGTAGAGGTTGGATTACAGTATTTTGGAGAATGGGATTTAAAAGATCCCAGGAAGCTACAATTTGTTGCAAAAAGAATAGGAATAATTACAGATAGCAAACATTATGAAAATAAAATAATAAATATATATCAAAATAATATGACAGTTGAGGATTACTTAGAATGGTCAATTAATGATCCAACGTACACGATATATTATGACACTAAGACACCTGAGGATTTTGATATTGTTGGAATTACTGAGTACCTTCCACAAACAATTCAGTTATTAAAAAACATGTATGGAATACAAGCTGGCAATGGAGACTTTAATAATAATAAAACTAAGATTGTTGGAAAACCATATGAAACAAAGTTTTCTAGATTAGAATATGAAAGAAAAAATGTAATAGAGTATCAATATTATAAAGAGGCAATGGATAAATTTAATCAACTATGCCAAATTTTTATTTAGGCCCATTTTTAATTTTTTCTGTTACCATTTGAACATTATCAAGATTAGGAAAGTATTCTAAAATTTCTCTTGCTATTTTATTTCTCCAGTAATCTTCAGTTTGTTTTCTAACAGCGTCATCAAAAGTATCCATTAACATTGATACTTGTACATCAATGAGTGGATTACGAAATATATTAAACCTCATGAAAGTTCCTTAAGCTTGTCAATAGCTGCTGCCCAACCATCATGGTACCCCTCTTCATATGTTTTGCTTCCCTTACCCTTTTCACGGTAATGATCTCTTACTTTATCAATCAGATTACAATAGGCACAATGCTTACGGTCAAACATTTGTGGATTTGGTGTTGGACAAAGACCGTCATGACCCTTCATTACATACCCTTCTTGTCAATACTATACCCTGGCATATTTGGCTTACATACATCAACATTCTTAAACTCTAAGACTATTTTCTTCCAGATACTTATTGCTACATTCCATTGATCTTCCATATTATCTCCTAGTTATGGAGAAAGGAGGGTAGAGATTTTGCTCTACCCTCCCTCTCACTATTTTATATATTATACTACTAGTTTCTCATCCTTGGGAGACTTCTGAAACTTATATAGAATTGCATACAATACAGCAGCGATTACGAAACCGAATGCTGGTGCGCTATCTCCAAACTCTGGAATATTCGATGGAACGATACCGACGAACATTACCTGATTTGAGAATAGTACAACTGAGGATACCAGTGCTACAACAAACGATACCACGCCTGCAATTGGATTATGCTTCTTATCGAAGAGGAATCCGCTGACGGTATTCTTACGACGTAGATACTGATCCATAAATACAACACCCAACCAAGGTGCTACCCAATATGCAATAACAAGGAGGAAATTTGTGTAACGTGATGGGTCTTGTAGACCAAAGTATGCTACGATACCTCCTGCTGCACCAAAGATTACTGTTGCGATTGTTCGTCTAGCAGAACTTGAGATTTTAATTGGAAGTGACAAGAATGACATTGTTGCAGAATAGACATTCAAGGAGTTTCCAATAATGGAGCCACCAAGTACTGCAAGCAAAACAATAGCAGCAATTAGAGTTGGCATTGTAGATGTAAACTGATCTGTTGGAGTTGCCCCCTCAGGTGCTACAAGAGTAGCAGCTAGGACACCCAGGAACATAAGAAGGCTACATGAAAGGAACAAACCAGCCCCTGACCATAGTGCTACTGCCTTCTTGCTAGAATCCTGTGGCAGATAACGACTATAATCAGATGCAAATGGATTCCATCCAGAAGCATATCCAAATGCTGCACCCATAGCAATCAAGAATCCACCAAGTGTTCCTGTTCCAGCATTGACGCTGTAATCAGCACTTGGAACAACCCAAATGAAAGCTAAAATAAATGCGACAACAGCAAATGGGAACATAAGCTTATTTGTCTTATGAATCATGTTGTGTCCAAAGAATGCAAACACTACCTGGACTCCTACAACCAATACCAGTGATAGAACTACTGGAATATCAAGTAGCGAGGTTAGAGCAAACGTTCCCGTAACAGTGTTTACAGCAAACCAACCCAATGATGCTAAAAGGGCATTTAGTCCAGAGGGTACAGAGTTACCCTTCCAGCCAAACGGGATTCTTGAGATAACCATTTCTGGCACACCAAAAAATGGTCCTCTCGCCCCTAGCAAACCATGCGAAATGGCACCAAGCAAACTACCCAATACAACTGCTACTGTAGCTTGCCAAATATTTAGACCAAAGAACATAACTGCAATCATTCCTACGAATACAGTTGCAAACTCCAGATTCGGAGTGGCCCAAATTGTGAATAGATCTCTTGCCTTACCATGACGTTCAGAAAGTGGAATAAATTCTGAACCTCCTGGTTCAATTGCTGAAACCTTTGAGCCATACTGACCCTCTCGGACCTCAGCAATAACTGATGGTGTTGACATATATCTTCTCCCTTATTTTATTAATTATGAAATGTAGTATTTAAATTCCAATATCTTCATTCCATAGATCAGGATTATCCTGACACCATTGTTGAAACATTGTTTTTGTTTCAAAATCATCTAAAACTATAAGGTTTACGCCATTGGATTTCAGCCAGGACTCGCTCTCCTGAAAAGTTTCATTCTCTCCAATGACCACCGTTGGAATTTTATAAAGAAGAATAGTCCCTGCACACATAGTACATGGAGAAAGTGTCGTATAAAGCACAGACTTTGAATATACCTTTGAAGATAAGCGACCTGCATTTTCAATGCAGTCTGTTTCTCCATGTCTAATAGAACTGTTCATTTGTACACGCTTATTGTACCCAGTTGCGACTACTTCATCTTCAACAATCAAAGCGGCACCAATTGGTATACCGCCTTCTGACAAACCTTGATATGCTGATTGTAAAGCATGTGCATATCCATTTAAATAATTAATCAATTTTTTTTCCTTCACATTCATCACATATGTATGTAGACCATTCTCCTGCATATCCACAGTAAAAGCAATCATTGGTATAGATTTTTTTTGCTTCTTCATACCCCCGTCTATGTGCAGTAGCAATTAGATCACATAGACACAATATTGCTATGCAGTTTGGCATATGTCCATAATCATCTGGCTCACAAGAACATTGCGTACCTGGACATAATGGATCATGATTCATGGCTTCTCCTCTAGGGCACGCAGAACTTCGGTAACTTCTGCAACCCACACAGGCTCGTAACACTTATCAAACGCTGCTTCTACTCCTGCGATGCACTTGGCGAGCATGTCCTGACGCACCTTGGCGATAAGATTGCATTCGCAAAGCATAGTATATGCAGATGGGCATAGCAGGTCATGATTCATAATTAATCACCACTATATCTCTTGTCGTAACACTCTTTACAATTTGTAGACAGCCATCCATGAGTGGCTCTGGTTTCTACTTCTGTACCCCATTCTGTTGTGCCGCATTCTTCGCAAGTACGCTCAGAAAGATACTCAGCATAATCTATGACTGTTTGCATTACTTTGGACTCAATAGATTCGTAATCAAACTTAGAGTCAATATAATATCGCAGCGTTCCGTACTTCTCCTTGACCTGATGAATTTCATAGTCAGGATCAATGAACTTTAGTTGTTCATTTGCTTCTGTGATAATTTTATACCACCCTGGACCACAAGATATCCATCTACCCCAGCCAGGGGGAATACGATTCATCATATCCATTAGGCCATCGGCATACTCTCCAGCATCGCTTGGAAGATGCGGAGTATTAAGAAATGCTTCTCTTTCTTCTTCGTTCATCATACCTCTATTCTATCGCTTTTTCTTGCCAAAAGCAAGTCCCTTATCTTATTTGCATCAGCAAGCGGGTATCTATTGGAAATAATTCTTGATCCAGTTTCTTCATATTCAATATCTTGATCATATACATATGTACAGGTATTATACTCATACCAAGATGAAGATCTATTTATTCTTATGAAGATGTATGCTGGTTGATACATTCTTCTTTTTTTTCTACATCTGCAAAACACTTAATAAGTATGTCTTCTTCAACTTCCTCAATAGATACTACATCTGTACTAATACGCCAGTCGTAATCTCTCAAACCACGCAGCAAAAAATACATACTTTTGCCAATTTGAATGTCTCCACCACGCTCTAGAGCATAGCGATCAAATGCCTCTACTGAAAAGAAATCAAACCATTCTCCATCACTACGCATTTCATTGCGGGTTTGTTCTCCACGAACACGCTTTGCGCATTGATTTTCCATATCAATAATATAATATGTGCTATTTTGTGTAGTTACTTTAATCATTTTAATCCCACAATTCTATAAAGTGATTTGCTAGCCAGTGCATACTATCAGTAATATCTTTCTCAAGTACGCCGCCAAACTCTTCCTTCCAATTTTCATCAAAAGCAAGTCCATTGATTAAATATTCCTTGAAAATTAAAATGTGGTTTGAATAATCAGCATCTCTTCTAATCACCATGTCATCTACATTTTTACCATATTGATCATCGTCAGCAGCATAAGCCATAGAAACACCCATGCCGTTGTCAATATACCATTGAAGTACTCCTGCAAATACTCCCGCTAAGTAGGTGTCGGCATTCCACATGTCTCTATCGCTGTACCCTCGCTTAGCACGCTGATACCACCATTTTGGTGTATAAAAAGCACGACGAATTGCAGTCTTGATGCGTCTAAAATTATGCTTGATCATATTCATTGTATCTCCATACCTTAACTGGAATACCTGCTTTTTCTGCTAATTCAGCACACATTGTAGCGCCTTTAGACTCATTACGAATAAAGGCTAAGCAAACGTCTGCTCCAAGATTCACCATCTTGTCATTACGAATGTACCCTGCCCTTTTTCCGTATGTGTCCCAGTCTGCCTTATAGACTTCAACATCAAGCTTAAGTTCATCAGCAACTCTACCCGCAAGATAATCAGCGCCTCTTGCACCACCGTGTACAATGATCACATTATCTCTCGTCTTCATAGACTCACTGAGAATAGCATTACGAATAGAGCCAAGATCGCCCCAGTCTCTAGACCCAGTAATAAGAATTCTCATTCTGTCACCTGTGACACGCAGCATCCATCACAACCATGTACCCGCTCCCATTTATTCTGATTACAGATATAGTCATCAGGATCTGGATGGCCAACACCGTGGGTACAAATGCGTTCCATAATACCCCTATCAGAACGCCAATGCTGTGGAAATGATCGCATAGAATGATTAGACATATTATGAATAGTGCATTGCTGACCTGCACAAGTACCAGACTTATGAGTCCAAATCTTAGTATCTGTATTCTCCAGATATACAAAATCCATTTTCTCAGCCTTCCAGGCCATGGACTTCTTAACGCGAGCCTTCTTTAGTCTATTCATGCGTACATTGTACAGTAAAAAAGATGACGGGTCAAGTCTCCCTGACCCGCCACCTATTGATATATTTTACTTAATTTCCTTTACTAGCTGCTTTGCCTTTTCTAATACCTTGCCAGCAACTGGTACATATCCAAGTGCTGCGGCTCGTGATGGGCCACACTTTTGAATGATGTAATCAGCAAATTGACGAACTCCAAGACCGTTTGGCCCCTTACCATCTGTACGAACAAGCATGTAACTAAAGATAGCAACTGGGTATGCACCCTTGACCTTTAGATTGTAATCAAGTGTAATAAGACCCTCTGCTGACACATTTGTTTGATTTGCTAGATTCTTTGCAGCAGATGAAGATGATGGTGCTACGAACTCTCCAAGTGCATTCTGAATTCTAGCAGATGGGTAACCCTTAGCATCACCAAGGTCAACATATCCAATTGCACCTTCTGTTGTAATGACGCCAGTCATTACTCCCTGATTTCCCTTACCAGCAATTGAGTTAGCTGGTGGCTTACCACCAGGAAAGGCTGTACCCATATCATCTTGAACCTTCGGCCAAATGGAAGGCGCCCAGGCATTAAGATATTGTAGAGTATTATTTGTTGTACCAGAGGTATCTGAACGGTACACTATAGTGATATTAGTATCTGGCAGCGACTTACCAATTCTTGGATTATCCTTTAGAATTTCTGGGTGATTCCACTTTGTAATGTTTCCAGATAGAATCTTTGCAAGAGTTACTTGCTTCAATTGAATTGAAGACCCAACGGTATTGCCAGTAGACTTGCTCTTTAGATTAATTGGAAATGTAATTGCTCCACCAACATTTGGAACATACTCCCACCCAAATGTTGGCTGTCCAGATGAGTACTTGCTATCAGACTGCCCATATACATAGGTGCCCTTTGAAAAGTTGCCCTTTCCAGAACCAGATCCTACAGAAGTATAGCTAATAGTAAAATTACTTTGTGATCCATTAAAATCTGATGCACACTGTTGCATAAATACCGCTGGGAAAGATGCCCCACCGCCCTGAATTGATTCAGCAGCAACTGCTGGAGTTGCGGCACCAACAATAACTGCTGAAGAAATTAAGGAAGTTAAAATTTTTTTCATATTACCTCCAATAGTGGCTGATGTTCTCAGCAAGAAAATAATATCATTCTCCTTGAGAAAAAGCATCTATATTCAGTAGACAATTAATGAATAATAAATGAATAACTTAAGTACAATTTAGACATTCTTATATTATTTTTTTAATTCATTTCTTTTTTTATTTTCTGCTTTTTGCATAATGTCAATAATTGCAAAAATAGAATTAGACATTTTTTTAATTGCTCTATAAACAAAAATTAAATATGTTATTTGCATAAATAAAGATATTATCAATAGTAATTGAATAACCATTAACATATATGATTCATTACTCATCTCGTTCAAGATCTCCAACAATATCGTAAATTGATTCGTAGAGTCCATCTGGTGCTACACCCAAAAGCTCACAAAAAGATTTCCAGGTTTCTTCAATAATCTCTTCGCCCTCTTCTGTAAGTTCTAAAAGCCCATAGATGCACCCTTGTGCAATAGGAACGCCTAAATCGTTATAAAATCTCCAATTTAAATAGTCTTCATTTTCAACAATTTCTTCTTTACCAGAAATTTCTCTTATGAATTCTTCTATAATTTCACATTTTGTTTCTATATCCATCATGGCAATACTCTCCTTGGAATTCCTCTATGTTCTACAGATGTTAGTCTACCCACATGGTCCACAACCATATCTTTTCTTACCCACGTTTGACCATATAATCTCTCACCTAGATGCTGAAATGTTGGATCATCGCTTAGACCTAGATCAATTCGATGATACCATGGCAAATCCCAACATGCTGGAGCATTGACTAAAAGACACCCAGCAGTAGTCCAGTGCTCTTCTATTCTTGGTTCTAAATTAACAGTATGACCATGTAGGCAATATGCTGGTACGTCTATACCAACCATATGACGATCAACCTCTAACATCTTTTCTAAAGCTTGAGCATTTATTATTACATCAGAGTCTAGATAAAGAATTGCATCGCATGGAAGCATATGCAGTATTCCATTAATCATTCTCTTTTTACGCTGAGCATACTCACGAACAAGATTTCTGCCAGTTTCTATTCTTATCCAGCGGTTGTTGTGATCTACTACTTCTTCAAAATCATTAATTGTATAAGTCCAATATTCTCCACCTATACTTTTTAATGCATCAATAAGTGGAGCAAATGGTTCTATACCGCGATGATCTAGCTCTAATGCAGCAAAATATTTAACGTTAGGAAAACGTTCTATAATCTCATTACTATTTTGTAACCATTGCATACCCTCATTGGCATCCATTTTCCATCCTACCAATGGTGATCCAATAACAACGTGCTTTTGATAATCAACTTCTTTGAATGTCATCTATTTATTCTCCATTTTTGTCTTAGTAAAAACTTATCATTAAGTTTTGCTTCATGTAGATGATCAAATTGATTACTTGTAGAAACCGTTCCTTCGTTTTGATGGACAAAGTATGCATCATTTACTCTTTTTTGTGTTTTATTAAATGTTGATATAGACATTGCTAAATCGTCATCGCCACCCCACCAAATAAATCTTTCATCAATTGGTGGCAAGCCATTTCTTAATGCATCAATTTTTAACATAAAACATGAACCGTCAAGTCCACCATCAGCCTTGGTTCCATTTGTAATTTGTGGCAAACCATTAAGGTGATAATATTGTGGAGCCGCTGGATAAACTATCCAACAGTTGTCATCCTCATAGAGGGCTTTCTCAAGTTTTGATACCATATTTTCAGAAATAGTAACATCATCATTAGATATTACGATTCCAGTAAAGTCACATGTGTTTGCAAGCTGCATAGCATAATTCCACTGTTCATATAGTGTCATTCCTCGTGTATTTAAATATGATATTTTTGAATCATCTTGAATCATTTCCTTAATAATTGCCGCATCTTCTTCAGTATGACCATTATCCAATATCCATACTTCTTCAACAGCATCATCATGAGAATATTCAAAGGCTAAAAACACGGCCCTTTTTGGCATAATTATTGTGGGAATTGCTACGACGTTATTCTTCATAGTTAGATTATATCAAAGCTGTTTATTTTTTTTTCTGGTATCAGACCACGATGCCCAATTAATATTTGTTCTTTTTATTTTCTCTGCAAATGACATGCCACAGGTGCAGGCAATATCCTTCATCCTGTGGCAGTCATCGCAGTACTCTGCTTCTGGCATTACCAGGGGTTTTCCAAATCTGGAAGAACAACATCTGTCTTTACCTTTGCCATTACAGACTTCCCAACATCAACAGCCTCAATCTCATAGGCGTATCCATTAGTACCATCCTTACGAACAAAGGATCGACCCTTTAGCTTTCCATGAACAATGACTCTCTCACCCTTTTTTAGTGACTCTGCCCCCTCAGCAAGACGACGCCAACATGCAACATCAATATATGTAGTGTCACCATCTTTCCAGTCTCCGCCTGCATCCTTGATTCTTTCATTTGTGGCAAGTCGCAAACGAGATAGCTTATGTCCTGCTGCCATCTTTGTTTCTGGATCTGATACAAGATTTCCAAATACAGTTATCGTACTCATCTTTTTATTCCTCGTACTTTCTTCTTATTGGGAATTACATCCCCTTTATCTATTACTGGTTCTAGTGTTACCATAACCCCGTAGCTTTCTAACAGGGTCTTTATTGTATCAAGATACATGATACATTTCAACCTTTCACTATCATTATAGTGAAGCCATTGGCTTTCATAGAATCTTACAGCAAGAAATTTTGGATTAAGATCATATTCAACAATGTCAATAACAAAATCATGTGGTGCCTTAATTTGATGTACGGCCTCACGCATCTTAGGTGTATATATGCTCATGATATGTCCATTGTTAAATTTGACCAAAGATCAAACCAATCTTCTTTTCTTTTATGATTATTTAGATCTTTAGATATTTTTCCTTTTTCCAGGTATATTCCACCCCATACACCCCACTCTTGCCTACTTACTCCAGAAGCTAAGCACTGCCTTCTTACTGGACAATCTTTACATAATTGGTCTAATCCGTATCTAATTGATACGCTTTCTTCATATTGATCAAAGAAAAGATTTGTATCCATATTGAGACAAGATGCTTTTTTGGTCCATTCTCCTAGCATTACTCCTTAAACAGGGAGTTTGGCAAAACCCATCCCGTGCCACTAATATATGGGTACGAAATCCTCCTGAACCATTTGCCTTCCTTTTTATTATAAACTCCATGACGGTTATACTCAGCACCATCATCTTGAGTTAAATGAGCAATGGTCCACCCGACCCATGTAAGCTGTGGATGATTGTTTACAACTTCTTCTGCTTGCTCTAGATTTTGGATAATCACTTAGACGCTCCCCTTATTGAGTTTTGTAATTTGGTTATTGTTGAACTTAATATAATTATTACTATATTTAATCCGAACATCAAATAGAATCCTACTTGATTAGTATTTATTGCATACAGTATTGTTACTGTTTGAAGCGTTATCCATGTTAGGATAACAATGCTAATTTTCCATAGGGTTATCTTGTTAGCAGTAGAAAGAACAATAGCAAAAGCATTTATGGCAGCAAATATAAAATATACAATTGACCAATCATTTAGAGACATTTTGCTGCTCCATCTATTGTGTAGACTACCTTTTTTATTCCAGCATCGTCTATCAAGTTACTGCACTCCTCACACGGTTTACTATTTCTAGAAACACCACTATTGTTTATTCTAGCTACATATAGAGTTGCCCCCTTAGAATGAATACCAGCCTGCCTAATTGCAACTTCTTCTGCATGTCGTGAACAATACTTTTTAATAAATAGTTCTTCAATCACTCTAGGATGATTTTTGAATTTATTAAATCCAGTTCCAACGACACGTCCACTTTTAACAACAACTGCTCCATGCTTTTGCTTTTCAATAGAGTGCTCAGCAAGAAGTTTGGCAAGATTAATAAACTTTTTTTCCTTTTTACTTAACATTATGCCCTAAATACTCCAGCCTCTACACCATTTAACTCAGCCATTGCAAAAAGCTTTGATGTTGGCTCCTTCTTACTTGCAAAGTAGGCAAAATAAGATATATTGTTTAGGTATTTCTGTACATATGAAGACGGAAGTCTTTTAAACGAAATCTTTTTACCCTTTTGCTTTAAATAATTTTCTGTTGTATTACAAAATGCAGCAGTAAAATTATTAACATTGTGTGGCCCAGCAGACCACACCTCAATCTCTTTATCATTTAGAGATGAGGATAGGGCAACGCCCATAGCACGAATAAAAGTTTCATAGTCTTTAAAAGACTTTGTTCCTTCTACAACAATTATCATTTATGCCTCTAGCTTTTCTAGTATTTCTATCATATTTTTAGGATTAATGTCGCAATTTAATGGATCTATTATTTCGTATTTAGAAATATTAAATTTATTTCCACTATACTTAGTCCTTTTTATGGTACGACCATCTTTCCAGTACACCATATTATTGTATAAGATGATTGGAGACATGTCAATAGCTTTGTATGTTTTTTCTTTTTTAAAAAGAAAAATACTAAAAAGTACTATTTGTACTGCGGCTACACAAAGCCATACAAAAAACGGGATATAATCCATTAGTCATTTATTTCATCTAAAACATTCATAAGCAAAGATATCTCTGATGGGGATAGTTGATAGGCATCAATTGGTATTGCATTTTCTCCGTCAACTACCCCCTCTATTACTTCAGAGGTATAGAAGGTATTATTATGTACCCAAAATGCACGATTATTTACTATTGCGACACTTATTTTATTTTTCTTACGAACGTTATCAATCTGTGTCGATTTATGGTTAGAACTATTATTCTGTCTTAGCTGGTTTTGGCTTTGGGGCAGATTCAAGTTCTTGAATTTGTCTAGTGAGTTGCTTAATAGCTGCGTCAGCCCTAATTTGATATAGTAAAAATTCATGCTCAATCTTATTTGACTTGTTTCTATAATATTCAACCAAAGCCTGTAAGCCAGGGTCAGGGTTTTCGATATTATTTTCATTGTCATTCATATGTATTCCTTTCTGATAGTATAGGGTACATTAAATTTATTCATTTGTCAAGTCTTTTTGAAAGGAAAATGGAGAATTAACCCAAACATCCTTTTTAGCATACCTATTAACTATTGATCTAGACCAGGAAAATCCAGCATCTCCGCCCCATGCATCCCACATGATTCTTCCATTTGAAGGGTTAGCAGTATTATTAAAGTCCTTGCCCTTCTTATCTACTTCGTGACGAGAAAAGAAAGAATACATTCTTCTAACTACAGATAAAGACATAGGTCTTCCAGCTACAATATCTGATGCCCTTCCCCAACCTACAGGTGTACCAGCACCAGTAGCCTTTCCTTCCTCTTTCCATTTAAGTGCTCTTCTAGCAGCAGACTTCATTCCAGCACTTGGGCTGAATGTTTCTTCTGCCTTAGAAAAATTAAGTATATTTGTATACTTATTCAATGTTTTCATCTTGTGTCCAACAATTGTATCTGTTGGCTTATCATCACGATAAACTCTTATTACAACAGCAGGGTTATCTGGAGTTCCAGTAACTGTAAAAGAAGAATTGGGAACGTTATATTTTCCATTTCTAACAATTCTTAAAACCTTACCCCTTGCTCGCCCACCACTTGAATTCCAGGAAACCATCTGACCAACACGAACAGAATCGGCTTTACCCATTGAATCAACCATTTCATCTAAAAATTCTTGTGACTCTCCACTTGTCATAGCTACTTCACTCATTTCTGTATTAACTAAAGAATCTGGTATTGCTGCAAGTCTGCATTTGGCATCTTCTTCTACTAAGAATGAAAGTAGCTTACAGCCCAATCCATTTTCAGCATCATAATGAAACGAACAATTTCCACACTTGACACCAATTACAGAATCTTCATTTTCATTAGATGGCTCATAACCAACCCAAACTCCAGAAGATCCTTGATCGAATGGACCAAATTCTTCAACTATTTGAATTAAGGCATCATGATATGCTTTTTCTTCAGAATTTAGCATACTATATAAATCATTCATTTTTGTTACAGACTTTTTATTATTTGCTTCAGCAGCATACAAAGCTCTTTGCTGATTGATTGCTGCCGCCCTTGTTGAATGACAACCATGCGAACCTGATGGCCCTACAACAGCGTACCCGCTGCATCCACCGTAATTTCTTTTTATATCGTATGGCACAAATATATTATATCATCGCTTACAATATTTTTATAACAATCTATAACTTGAAAGATAATCTTTTATTTCTTCTGTCATTTCTGGTTTTTGTTTTTCTTCAATAAGTTTTTTATTTTGCTCAGATTTTAAAGATGACCATGTATGAATTTCTATTTCACCAACAACTTCTCTTTTAGAGTGTGAAATAGCATTATAAACTGATCCACACATTGCATCTGCCAAGTCCTTTGACTTCTTTCTTGGGTGGTCTACCTTGTTGTTTGGCATGATTCTTAATTCCAACATTTCATCTAATAACAATTCTATATGTGGAGCAGCAACCCGCTCTTCATATATCAACATTGCAAGATCTTCATAATGCTTTTTAGCAACAGAAAGAGTTTCAGAGTTTATTCCAACGCTCTTAAGGTCACGCTGAATATCAAAAGACTGCCACCTGTCAAATGTTACTATGCCAAGATTGAATCCGTTTCTTCTAAGACTTATAATCCAATTCTTTACTTCTGATAAATCGACTGGACCCTCAACTCTTGGTTCCCACCAGGCTATAGCATCTACTACTATAAATGGAACGACCTGTTCATAGTTATTAAAAGCTTGCATCTTTACCCATTTTTCTACATGGCTAATTGCAATTGCACACTTGTCATGTCTTTGTGCAAGGTCTGCGTGAAGAAAATAAATTTTTTCTGGATCTGGTTTAAATGATGGGTCGAATCTTCTAAACGAATCTAATGGATTACGAATGGATAGACACTTTTCTATTTTTTCTCTTGACTTAAAAAATGAATCACTTGATGTTGTTGGCATACAGGCAAATCTCATCAAAGCATCTGTAGGTTCTTTAAAAAACGCAATCTTAAAATCTTCAATAGACCTTGTAGGATTCATTTCCCAAGTTGGTCTTTTTAGTGCAAAGACTCTTGGATACTTATAGGAAATTATATGATCTTCTTCCCATTCTATATCAAAGGTATTGCCTGGATCATCTTCTGGCAACTCTGGATTTAAAACAAATTGATGAGTTCTAAATATAGTTTCTTTTTCTGCAATTGCAGAATCGTAAGCTTGCTGGATAAAGTCGTTTTTGTACCTAGGGAATGAAAGAAGAACAACTTTACCAAAGTCTGGAAATCGTGAGTCTACTGACCCACGGAAAGCCCTGTAAATATTTTCAGCAGTTTTAGCCTGTTCATTACCAGCAGAACCTTGGCTAGCAAATCCAGAGATCTCGTCAAGGATAGCTAGGAATAGGTTAAGACCCTCATGGCTTTCTCTTTCAGAGTGACCAGAATAAAGAGTAATAGATTTATTAAACGCAACACTATTTACCTTCGGATCATATTTCCCAGCGAACCATGGTGAGTTTTTAATTTTTCTTACAAAATTATCAAAGAATACGTTTTTTGCCTGCTCAGCATTGATGGCAATATTGATAAGATCTATTGCATCGTCTGGTGGTTTTCCATAGTACCTGGCAGGATCTTTAAGACACATAAGCTTATATATAATGTATGCACAAGCAATGGTTGACGTATGATCTTTTCCAGAACCCTTTCCACACTGTAGAATAATTTCTACTTTTGAATACTTCTTGAAGTGTTCTTTTCCTTTTTCCTCGCCCATTAACGATATTAAATCTTCTTCACGGTATATTTGACTCATACACTCAACAACCGTATATTGATTTTCAGACAGCGGAGGCTGATTTAAAAAGTCTTTAGAGGTTACGAATGTAACAACGTCAACTGGATTTTCTTCAAATGGATTATCATTAAGAGCTTCAATGATATCTGATAGATCAAGAGTCAATTACAATTACCTCATTTGGAGAATCGTTTATCTCAGATAATCTTTTTAAGATTTCATTTCTTACTGACGGATAGTTAATTGCTACATCCTTAAGAATTCCAACTAGAATTTCATGTTTACGTTCCATCGCAGCCATCTCGTCTGCGATTTCCTTATTGTCTAAAAGACCAGCACGATGAAGCATGTCTAGTCTTTTTGCTTCAATATCTGTAATAAGTTTAATTGCTGTAGTCTTTGCACTAAGGTTAGATGTTTGATCAGCAGACTCTATAACCTCGTATGCTTTTTTAATAAGTTCAGAGTAGTGTTTGTCTGCACCAGCCAACGCCTCCCTGGCTCGTGCATGTATTGCTTGATTGCTTGCAGCCATTTCTCGCCAGTCATTGAGCAATGCCATGACTCTAGTCCGTGGTATATCAAGCTCTTTGGATATCTGTGACGCATCCAAACCCTTTAAATATTCTGTAGCAACAGCGTTTACTTGATCAAGATGTTTCACCAGATCTAATTCTTTTGACACGCTTGCCTCTCTTCTTAGGTATTCTTCTTACCCTCTCTGGATAGAATGATCTAAATCCACATCCAATTCCTTTATCTAATTCGATGCAGTCTACCCATACAATTCCATTCTTAGGGTTAGTTGTTAGGCTAAGAAACTTGAATTGAGTTCCCCATATGCCTTTAATTTTTATCAAGTCTCCCTTGACAATTTTTTTACCATCAATAAACATTTCTTCTTCACGAATAAATGGATCTATTGAGCTACACTTTTTCCTTCTCATTGTCCCTACCTTTCGATTTGAAGGAAATTTTATTATATTGTATCAGTAGATCTTTTTAATGTCAATAGATGCGTTTTTTTCTAATCTATTTATTTCATCATTAATATAAAATATAGCCTTTTTTAAATCTTCAATTTGCTTAGCATCATCCTTTATTCCTGCTCTCCAAAGGTACTTGATAGCATTACCGACATTAAAATTTCTATGACGAGTAATCTGTATGCATTCTACGCCAGATGGATCACTGGTGTAGTGTGGTGGATGATTTACCATATCGCTCATTATTTACCCCTTAGTCCAAATTTAATCAAGTATGAATAAATAGTTTGTGTAGAACAGTTGCATTCTTTTGCAATTTCTTCTGGTGACTTTTTATCATAAACATATCGTTTTGTCAACCACGTCTTTGACTGATAAAGCTTAGGCATCTTCTACACCGTCTTCAAA